AGCTTTGAAGTATGGAAGGAAACAGACTTTTATCGATCAGAGAAAATAGGAATACAGGTATCAGCATGGGTAGAGATGTATTCAGTACCATTTGATAATATTAAGGATTATACAAAGGAAACTATTAATCAAAATTAAAAATCATGCACGATCCATGTACACTTGCCTTTGATATTTATTTAGGCAGAAAAGAAAAAAGAAACGGCCATTACCGTACACCAATTATAAGTATTTGGCATAAAGACCCTGAAAAAGACGGTTCAGATGATAGTTGTGGCTGGTTTATAAGATCGCGCCATATCGACCCTAAATTGATTGAGCGGGTTAGAAAGGAATTTGCCTTTAATTTTCAGCATAACTATTGGTTTACGCCGGATGGAATCCCAAAATTCGACACCGGAGCTGTTACATTAAATATGTACTCAGCGGCCGCGTGGCAGATATTTATGTATCTAAACAATGATAAACCAAACCGGAACAAGTATCGAAAGTTTATGCGTAAATACCTGTTTGACATTTTATATTTTGCCGAAAACCCGACCGATAGCATAAGCGGATCTATAAACATGCGTTACGGAAAGGAAACAGACGAAACCAGGATAAACGAGTTTACGAGCATTGTGACCGCTGACATAATGCGTAAAATTCGCCCATGGTATAAACACCCGCGTTGGCATATCCATCACTGGCAAATAACGTTTCCGGCTCTTAAAAGCTTTTATCGCAGATATTTTGAAAAGTGTGATCGGTGCCATAAAAAATTAGGGACTCAATCTGTTTATACGAACTGGCATGGCACTGAACACTGGTGTGAAAAATGTAACGGTTCGGCGGTAAAAACTTGCGCTCAAACACTTTAACCAATACAATCATGAAAACTTTTGTAATAATACTTTATGCCGCATCTGCTTTATGCTTTGTTGCAGGCAGCGTAATAATTGGCCGTCAATATGAAGACGTAAAAGTTAAGCTTCGCCAAAAGGAGGCAGAGATATCCCGGCTAAAACTGGAGAACGAAGTAATGAAGGTTGATACAGATAACTGGATAGTAGAGCATTCAGAAATAAAGGGGGATTAGGGTTTTAAAGCTGAAAATTCATTATCAATCAGCACTTCAATAGTTTTTGCCTGTGAGCGTTTTTGCTTGGCGGCAATAGCTTTAAGCTTGTCTATAGTCGCTTGGTCTGTCTGAATGCTTAAAACCTTCTTTTTCTCTTTAGCCATACGCAAATATATACAATTATAATACAAGTAAAAATAAAGTAAATTAAATTTGTATACAAGTAAAATACTTGTATCTTTACGTAATCAAAATCATTCAATTATGAGCAGAATAACAAAAGAGATTGCCTCGGCTGTAGCAAAAGAATTAGTTCAGCCAAAACAGGAAGAAAAAATGGTGCTTCAGGCTTTGTTAAAAGATCATTTGAGGAACTATTTTCTAACAACTATACCGGAAGATGTGCTTATTGAGTTCCATAAAAACCCTAATTACTTCAACACAACCCATTCAATAAGAATACAAGGAGAAGGTATAACTGATTCTTATAACTATTATTCGATTGGCGAGGAGTTGCCTTATAGTAGGAAAACAGACCGCGTTTTATTGCCGCCGAAGGTAGCCGCTGCCGCCGTTAAGCTGATCGATGCCATTAAAGACAAAAAATACGAAATCGAAAAACTAATCAAAGAGATCGAGGTCGCTCTTTATAACCTGCGCACTTATAAAAATGTAGAAAACGAGTTTCCAGAAGCTTTCAAAAGACTTCCGCCTACTCCGCTGACTACGGCGTTAGCAATTAACCTTAAAGACATCCGCTGTAAACTGGATAAAACGGTTTGCGAATAAAGATACACCAAATAGCAGTTGACGACTTCGGGCGCGTCACTCGCCAAATCAGCTGGATAACACCGGCTTTTGGCAGTAAAAAATAGTCGGATTAAGACAAAGTGTTATGTAAAAGAGTAAATCATCGCACGTTACGCACTGCAACGATAACCCAGGATTTAAGAGCCCTGCACGGTTTCGACCTGCGGGGCATTGTCGGCAAAATCCAGGCTCTTGCTGAAATACAGCCGGGGTATTAATAGAAACTAAACTTAAGAAATAGCTGAATCTTTAGAATCATGGAAAAAAGTAAAAGGCAAAAGGTCAAGTTAAGCGGTTAAACCTCTTTTACGTAAGCCGGGAAGGAGTTACTACCGCTCACCACGTGTTGGAAATGCCGACAGCTCGCAGTAAGAATGCCAATCCATGACGGGGCGCGATACCCCGTTCAGCTATTTAACCCCCCAATCAATATAAAACAGTAAAACACAAAAGAATATGGAAAAGAACGAATTAAATCTGCCAATATCAGCCACAGAAGCTAAAGAACTGGCATTGAAGAACAGCATAACGCTAACAACTATTACAAATCAAATAAAGAGCAATGTCGCCACTGGCATGAGAAATGCACGATTTTATGACGTTTATATATCGACTGATATTGTGCAAAAGCTTTTAGAATTAGGCTATGCTATATCGCTCAAACAAGGGCAATTTGGTGAGGAAATTTATATAATTAGCTGGCTTTAACCACATCCTATCAATAGGTAACAATAATTAAAAGGGGGAGAAAAATTGAATACACCAAGCAATAAAGTAAAAGCACAATGAAAAGATCATGTCCATCATGCGGGGGAATAATAGGCATAGACTGCTTTAACCCTATAGAATGCGCTGAAATAACCCGAAACATCAATATGTACAGCGCGGTAGATGATTATAAACGGCAACAACAAGAAAAAGCTGAGAGAGATCACTACAACCAAATGGAGCGTGATTATAACGAATATCTGGAATTGGAGCACCGTGATTGGGAAACTAAGCAGATATTGAGTGAATCACCTATTTTGACAAGATTTTTAATAACGGTTTAACCACCTGCTCTTGTTTTGGGTGGGTTAAAATGGAGAAAGAAGTATGAAAGACAAAATCGATACATATTACGACAAGAACGGTTGGGAAATCCGAAATGGAGACATCCTTAAAGTTCCTCATTTCAGAAGCCGAAAGCGGAATTACTACATGTGGAAGATAGCGTATTTGTTGCCTGATTGGGGATGGGTTGCTATTCATTCAGGGACTTCATTTGACCCTGCTAAAATATTATTAGGCAAGCAATCATATAATCTTAGGGCGGCGTCAGACGAAACCGGCTATTGTGGGTATACTGAAATTATAAGCCGTGATATATGTTTCCCCGGCAATGCCAATGAACCTAAACGCAAGAGATTATTAACCCCAACAGCAAAGTAAAAGGATATGAAAACACAACCAATAGAATCAGTACTCCATGATTGGATACACGAATTGCCATTTTAACCACCCAATAAAAAGTAACACTTAAAGGAAAAATGATATGAAACAATATGCTGTTTACAAAAGCCCGACGGACTATCCCGGTAAATTTGTTGTGAGAGGATTTGAAATTAAAAACGGTCAAGTTATTCCAGAAGATGAACCATCTTGCGTGACAGATACCTTATCAGAAGCAAGGAAAAGTATACCTGAGACGTTTGTCAACTTGGGCAGGTCAGCAGATGACGATAATTGCCTACTCGAAGTTTGGATTTAATCCCCACCCCCTAACATGGAAAAGAAACAAGAGTTATACAAGCGATTTGAGGAATTAGCTAAAGAGCGTTATCCCATTACGGTAAAGGAGTTTTATAACAGCACAATGAACCTAATGGATATGGCCTACAACCTTGACCGCGAGTCCCCACTAGTAACAGCCGATGTAGATGAAGCGGCAAAAGAGTTTCAGAAAAGCAACCCATTAGCCAAAACGCTATTAACAGACTATTTCATAGCAGGTGTACAATGGCAAAAACAGCAGATGGCAGTAACAGGTACGGCGGAGGAAATCCTTAGTAGCTTTTATTGGAAACAATATCCTGCATCGTGGGCAAACTTTACCGAACGGCAACGGGCTACACTGGTTAAGTGTATGGAAGTATATGCCTCCGCCCAATCCACCACCATCGAAAGGTTGACTAAGGCGTTGGAGGATATAGATAAATTGCAACAGTCGCCAGAAGAGTACCCATTCTATACATTAAAAAAGGCCAAAAATATCGCCCGTGAAGCCTTAAACAGCATAAAAAAGTAAACCATGAAAACAATAATCACCACCCTCGCCCTCATCCTGATAGTCTCGATAGGGGTCAAAGCGCAGACGAAAAGAGTTGACACGACAAAAACACAGCCATCTTTAAGGTTTAGGGGCAACGTAAGGCCAGGGTGGATATCTTCAGAACATACATTTCCAGCAAACACAGTTACCCTTCAACCGTCAAAATTCATCTGGTTTAATACACCGGATGAAATCATGTCAATATCCGAGCCCGACAGCAATAAAACGATAACCGTAAAGTTTAACCGGAAATTAGTTCACTTTATAAACGATTCAACATTTACATTTAAACAGCCGTGAAGCCAGCCCAGGCAAAGGCAATAATAAAAGACTGCGTACTCAATTAAATAACAACTATGAACATATTGGCATTAGACGTAGCCACAAAAACAGGGTGGTGTACAAAAACAGCTTACGGAACTTGGGACTTTTCTCTAAAGCGGGACGAAAGCGCCGGGATGAGACTAGTTCGATTCAAAGCGAAGTTAAGGGAAATGTGCGCCCTGGAGCAGATCGATCTCATTACCTTTGAACTCAGCCAGGGGTTTCACCAAAATGCGGTTATCGTGCAATCCGAGCTTCACGGCGTGCTCAAACTATTCTGCGAAGAGAATAAAATCGATTACAGGTCATTTTCGCCCCCTGAGATCAAGAAATTTGCCACCGGCAAGGGGAACGCCAACAAGGATAAAATGATTGAAGCAGCGCGTTCTAAACACGGTTATTTAGGTAACGACGATAATACTGCTGATGCAATACATATTTATCATCTAACCCGCCAAAGCTTAAGTTTGGTTTAAACAGTTGAACAAAAAAAGCGATAAACAATGGCAAAAATCAGAAATCACAATAAAAACAAGCTTTTGGAAAAGCACAAGAAGCAATTCGCCATGAAGCGCGGTTATAAATCATGGAGCCTTTACCGGGAGAAACGCAACGTCTATGATTACATCGGGGATCTTCACGAAATAGCTGCGAATGCCATCGAAGAACTGGAGGCCGAACTAAAACGGGTTAAAGAAATAGCCGGAATTAATTAAAAAAGCTATTGTAAATAAACACTAAAATGCTTATATTTAAGTAAATAACAACATTTTGCAAATTAAACCAAATAGATTCCCGCATATTCCTAAAATGCCAGGAGTATATCTTATTACAAGTAAGATAACAGGGCTTATGTATGTAGGGTCGAGTCAAAATTTAAATCGTAGAATAGCCTTTTACCATACTCCGGGCGCAGATACTAGAAAGTGGATGTCTGATTTCGATGTATCTGATTTTACCTTTAAGGTATTAGAAACGGTTGAAAAAATATCCGAAAATGAACTATTCGCACTCGAATTGTATTGGATAAAAACATTAAACACAGTTTTTCCTAACGGAATGAATAAGCGTTGCCCAGTTACCAACAAATCGTTATGTGGCGTTAAAGGAAAATCAAATAAGAGGGTAAAGGGATTTTATATAAATGTGCTTAGAGATTATTAAATATGTAAAACCTACGGGAGCAAATTATAAATCTCGCAATAAAAAGGTATTAACAGCTTAAACAACATGATACAACCGACCGAATTGCGTATAGGTAACTACGTCAACGTGCCCCGGGCAGAACAATCACCATTTAGAATAGATGGCTTTGAATATAATTCAAAAGATGGCGGCAAGATATATCAAAACAACGGGACCTACGAAACATCATTCGGAACTTTCCCTTTTCATCCACTTACATGGGAAATATCCGACCTTGCGCCCATCCCATTAACCCCTGGGATATTGGAGAAAGCCGGTTTTCATTTCGGGTTTCACGAAAATGGAACATATTTTATAGACCTTAATGAAATAGATAAGCAACTGGAAATTATGCTGTCAGGCAATGAGTTTTACCCTCAGATAGTGCAGGCGCCCGAGATGAGTAACGAGGATTGCCAAGTCGTCTCATTAAACAAAATAGAACACCTTCATCAGCTCCAGAACCTCTTTTGGTGTCTAACAGGATCAGAACTTACAGTAAACCTTTAAAGCCATGCCAGACATATCAATGTGTAGTAATCATTCATGCCCTTCAAAAGAAGATTGCTTTAGATACAAAGCTACTCCAGGTAGGTATCAGAGTTACGCAGACTTCGCGCCGCCGAAAGGGGAAAAGAAATGCGATTACTTTATGGAAGTTAAACCACCCGAAAAGGAAAAATAAAATTCCGAATAAAATTCATAAATGAAAATCATTTTGGGAGTGTAAATAATATTTGGTAATTTTACTCATTATGGCCAAAAAACGACAAGCAAAATCTAATCCAGTGGGTAGGCCGCCAATTTTTACAACCGCCAATGATTTGCAATCAAAGTGCGATCAATATTTTGAATATATAAAGGGCGAATGCCACGAGGAAGAAACCGTAAGAACGTCGAAGGACGGATCAACCGAACCCGTTAAAATAACGATTTGGGATCGGCGACCCGAAACGCCAAGTCTTACAGGGTTGGCATATTTCCTGGGTTTTGAGAGCCGTCAAAGCATTTATGATTATGAAAAGGACGGTGAATTTTCTTACACCATAAAAAGGGCAAGGCTTAGAGTTGAAGCATCATACGAACAATTTCTTTTAACACAGGCATCAACCGGAGCAATATTCGCTCTTAAAAACTTTGGTTGGAAGGATAAATCAGAAGTAGAACAAACAAGCAGGCATTATTTCATAGACGACCTTGACGAAAGCAACGGGGATAAGACTGAGTGAATTACTAAAGCCAACGGCAAAGCAAAGGCAATGCTTAAAGGCGCTTAGAGATAATTCAACTACCGAAATATTATACGGTGGTGGTGCCGGTGGTGGTAAAAGTTATTTAGGGTGTGCATGGATATTGATAAACGCCCTGAAGTATTCAGGCACCCGATGGCTGATTGGCCGATCTAAACTAAAGTCATTAGAGGAAACCACCCTAAATTCATTCTGGCAGGTATGCGAAGCGTTCGGATTAAAAGCGGACATCGATTATAAATACAACTCTCAAAAAAGCTTTATAAAATTCTCAAATGGATCTGTGGTCTTACTAAAGGATTTGTTTCTTTACCCGTCCGACCCTAATTTTGATAGCTTGGGATCGTTGGAGATAACCGGGGCATTTATTGACGAGTGTAACCAGATAGTTGAAAAGGCGTGGAACATAGTAAAGAGCCGTATTCGCTATAAGCTTGACGTGTATGGATTAATACCAAAGATATTGGGTTCGTGCAACCCTGCAAAGAATTGGGTTTATACTAAGTTCTACAAGCCATTTAAAGATCATACCCTGCCGAAAATCCGGGCATTTATTCAGGCGCTTGTAGACGACAACCCATATATTTCAAAGCACTACCGGGAAAACCTTTTAAGCTTGGATAAAGCAAGTAAGGAACGTTTACTTTACGGCAATTGGGAATACGATGATGACCCAACAGTATTGATAGACTACGAAGCAATTATTAATTCATTTAGCAATACCCATATTAACGGGAACGGCAAACGTTACATATCTGCGGATATTGCCCGGTTTGGTAAAGACAAGAGTGTTTACATTGTTTGGGACGGGTGGAAGGCATTAAAAATGATTGTTAAGGCAACGGCAAGTATAACTGAAAACGCAGAGTTTATAAAAGAACTAAAGCAAACCTACGGTGTACCGACGCTTAATATTATTTGTGACGAGGGTGGTTTGGGCGGTGGTGTTGTGGATATATTGGCTTGTCGGGGTTTTGTCTCCAATAGCCGGCCAATGGTTAATAAAGATGCGGTGGTTGATAGTAGCGACAAGCAAACACCAGGCAAGGGCGCGCCCGAGAATTACGATAACCTAAAATCACAGTGCTATTTTAAGTTGGCGCAGGATATCAACAATAACCTGGTCAACATATCGGCATTGTCAGATTACAGCGCGGAGATTATAGAAGAACTGGAACAGGTCAAGCAAAAGAACATGGACAGCGATATGAAGCGTGGCGTTATCTCAAAAGATAAGGTAAAAGAACTGATCGGCAGATCGCCCGATTTTTCAGACACCATAATGATGCGGAAATGGTTTGACTTATTCAGAGAACCCGGCAAAGCAAAAACAAGCTTACCCTACACCGGCAGCCAAAGAATAAAAACAGATTTTGATTGGGTAAAATAATAAATTATACTTAAATTAGCGTTAATCAATTAGTTATGAAACTAAGTTCATTTCAACGGTTATTTTTAAACAACCACACTTTTAAGATTTTTGGCCGGGCGATTACGGTTTATGATTTATGGGAAGACAGGTTTTGTTTCGAGGTTTCAAAAATAAAGATCAATGCACACTGAAACACTGCGCACATTAACCGGAAAGCTAAAAGTAACGATCCCGGAAAACCTCAACGAGTTAACCGTTGGGCAGCTGATTGATATTCAGGCGCTGGAAAACGCATCCGACCTAAAACCGCTTGCCATACTTTCAGGAGTGCCGGAAGATGACTTAGCTAACATCTCACAGTTGGAATTGGATAAGTTCACGAACCGGATTCTTTCCTTATCCCACCAGA